GTTACTTCATTGATTAGGCAACTGCGCCAGAAGCCAATTCGATAGCGCACTCAGGACGCAATACGCCATGACCCATAGCGTACTTAGCGACCATCAATGTACCTTGACGACGGATGTCGTACTCAGATTCCATTGCGAGATCGAGCAACTTAACAGTACCAATAGCTTCCTTCTGCAATACAACGCCAACGGTCGTACGAGCGTCAACGGCATAGCGAGCAGAGGTACCAGACTCCACACCAGTCGTAATGTTGGTGGTAGGAATGTGGTTAGAAGCAACAATGGTCAAACCAGCAACACGGAGTACTTTACCGTCAGCGTACACACCAGCACCACCCCAGTCTTTGTTCAAGACTTTGGTGTTCTGAGCAAGCGCGTAGTACTGGGCTGGCTTCAAGAAAGCATAACGCTCATCTTCTGGAACATCCTTCTCGTCGAACTTCTGAGCTGCTTCAAAGAGAGCGGCGATCAGAGTGTCAGAGTTGGTACCCATGCTTGCGTTAACAATACGGCTACCGCCGTTGCCACCAGTTACGGTTGCGTTTGAACGAGCTGCAAGGATAGCGTTCTGGAAGAGGTGCTTGTCAGCGGTGTTAGCCAATGCTTGGCCCAACTTTGCGCTGTAGTTAGCACGAACGTCATAGTGATTCTTAGCTTCATCGATGTTAGCGATAAAGGTGTGAGCGATGAGAAGATCATCAATAGTGATCACACGCTCGGCATGGTTCATAGAAGCGCCGAGGATCTCATTGCCAGGAGTGTGGTACTCAGCAGAGAAGTTACCAGTTACAGGGAACTGAGCTGATTTACCAGAGCTGATGGTACGCACAGTGTGCTTGTCCATCATTACGTTCTTTTCAGCGAAGGCGGTTAGGACTTCACCAGCAAAAACTTTTAGAAACAATGCGTCTTTATCTGTACCACCATTGATGGCACCAAGACGACTTGGGATTGCGTTAGACATAATTTAACCTCGTGTAGAGTTGAAGAAAGTTTGATGCAACTTCCTGAACCCGACACACAGTCACACAGAGTTATCTTCCCGCAGGAAGGCAAAGGTCGTGTAATCAGTTCTTAGAATTGCAATTCCACCGCAAAGAATGCAGTGTGGATCGTCTTCAAGATAACGAGGGGTGCCGGTCTATTCCCGGCTGTCAGGCGCCTTTACGTGACGACAACGTTCCTAAGGTAGTAGGATTACTTTGTAGCTCCCTTGAGCTTCTCTGTGGTACGCATTGCGCCCAGACCGAGAATGCCGAAGAGCAGGGTCATGAGGGTGTCCAGCTCCAACGTAGGGAGTGTCTGGACCTTGGTCTCAGCGACCATGAGGACGAACGTAAGGATTGGTCGGAAGAGGAACTGGTACGCCAGTCCGAATCCACAGACCCACCCAATGAATGGCCTCCAGCCGCCCCTGAAGAAATCAGTGGACTGAGCCTCAGCCTTGTTGATCTCCATCTGACCTGTAGCCAGAGTGAGTTCAGCTTCTAGTTCCTTGAAGGCACCTTCCTGCTGGAGCTTAAACAGCTCAAGTTGGGCTTTGGCTTTCTCCTCAGGATTGGGGAAGAGCTTATCAAATACCTTGCCAGCAAGATCAAAGATGCCCCCTACGAGGAGGGGGTTCATGAGTTACCTCAGAATACGTTAGAGCGTGCCAGCTTGGACTGGACCTTGGCACGGAAGGCGGGATCGTTCTTGTAGCGAGGATCACGCATGGCCTCGGTCACCTGCTGGGTAGACTCGAAGACATCGGCAGCACCGGCCTGACCACCACCCAGGAGACGGGATGGTTCATTGCCCACGGCCTTGCCGAACTTGGCGGACAGACCCAGAGCTGCCAGCTTGGCCTGCTCAGCGTTGCCCGAAGACACCGCAGCGTTGTACGCATCGATCTCTGCAGGGCTGAGGTTGGCCTTGGCCCAGGTGATCATCTCACCGTAACGCTCATCACCACCGACCTCGGCCTTGATCGTGCCCTCAAACTGAGCTGCACGGGCCTGCTGACCGGCGATGTAGTTGTCAACGATGTCCTTGTTGAAGCCAGCCTTGGCGAGCTTCTCGTAGCTCTCCTGGGACAGCTCACCCTTCTGGGAGAACTCCTGGGAGAACTCGTTAATGTCCAGGCCCTGCTTCTGCAGCTCAGCCTGTGGGTTCTCGGGTACCTTATTGTCACTCGGAGTAGCATCAGGTGCCGGGGTCTTCTGACCACCCAGCTTGCTCTCCAACTCGGCGTAGGCCTTAGCCATGTCCTCGGGTGACTTGAACTTCTCCGGGAGCCACTGAGGGCGATCCTCAGCGGCAGGAGAAGGCTGAGGGTCAGCCAGGTTGTCAGAAGGAATCTGGGAGTTCTTGTCTACCAGATCAATCATCGCCTGATCGTGACCCTCAGGGGCACCAGGGTTTTCACTTGTAATGACTACAGTATCAACCATGTGTTTCCAATTAATAATCGACCAAGATAATGCCGTTACCGTAGACACGGATCAGCTTAGCTTTGGGATCGATTTCAAATTTCACTTTGTCAGCACCTTCACCGTAGTACTCGATCTTGGGTGCTTTCTTTTCTTCTTTGGGCTCATCGACAAGACGAGCCGGTTTAGCGTTAGCCATTGCTTCCTTCAGTTGGTTGTGCTTGGGCTTGGTTTGCCATGTTCTGCTTCATGAGCTGACCAGCCTGGGTGATCGCCGGGTTGATGCCCTGCATCGCCATCTGCTGCATCATCTGCTGCTGCTGGATTGCCTGGAGCTGCTCAGCGGAGTTCAC